GTTTATGTCAATGCCTCAGGTGTTGGTTATCCCTCTGCTACCACCGTTCTCGGTGTTCTGAATAAAGATGGCATCAACAAGTGGCGTGAGCGCGTTGGTGAAGAAGAAGCCGACCGCATTTCTAAGCAGGCTTCTACTCGTGGTACTAAAATACACACACTTACCGAAGCATATCTAAAGAATGAAGAAGTCGATTTTGATAGCGTGAAAGCGTCCTTGCTCGACAAGGAAATGTTTACTAAGTTTAAGTCAATTCTTGAACCTATCGATAACATTCACTGCCAAGAGTTGGCATTATACAGCGACTTCCTGCGTATGGCTGGTCGCGTTGACTGTATCGGAGAATACAATGGTATTCGCGCCGTAATCGACTTTAAGACTTCTAATCGGCCCAAGAAGAAGGAATATATCAGTTCCTACTTTATGCAGACCACTGCATATGCAATCATGTATGAAGAACGAACTGGTATTCCTGTTCCCTTTCTTGTTATCTTGATTGCCGTAGACGGCGACGAGCCTCAGGTATTCATAGAAAAGCGTGACAACTGGGCTAAAAAACTTATCGAAACCCGTGACTTATTCGAAGCGAGTCGTGATAAATAGTTTGATGATAAAAGACCGCATACAGTTTACGGAATCTGCGCTTGAGCATTTTCGTAATGTCTCCGTTTCAAACAACGCATTAGGTGTCCGACTATCTCTTGCAGGTGGCGGCTGTGCTGGGTTCAGTTACAAGTGGGATTTGGTAAAGAGTGCCGACGAACTTGTAGAAGATGATTTTCCACAGGAGTATGATGATTGGACCTTCTGGTTAGATAGGCCGTCTGAATTATATCTCATTGGCAGCACCGTGAATAAGAAAGTTGATATTATCGGTAGCGTCATCGAAATACAAGCACCTCTCGCATCAAGCAGTTGCGGTTGCGGAGAAAGTATCAATTTTAATCTATAAAACGGTTGACTTCCAAAGCAAACTAGTATATAAATAGATTATCAGTTGTTGACAATCAACAATAAAGGCGGAAAGACCGGGGTTCGACTCCCCGCACCTCCACCATCTACTGTGAGGGGAAAGAAGAGTAGCGATTTACGATCGGATCGTGAAAATCGATAACTCACAGTAGTTGATGGGGGTGACCATGGAATTCGATTTTCGTGTAATAGGGCGGTTCGAGACTGATTGCTTGGCAAAGTGCCACTAAACGTAAATGCAAACGATAACGTTGCCTTTGCAGGATATGCGCTAGCCGCATAATCTCATTGGGTTTTTGATAGTTTTCCCTCGAAACAGAATAAAACTATCGCCTGTTCTGTATATACGATGAAATGAGTGAACTAAGAACCTACGGATGCTAAATAGTTGTATGACCCATTGTGCGACCTGACACCAGCAAGCACAGTGGGTTATTTTTTGTCTTCGGACAATCAGTGTGGGGAGTCACTGGTTAATACCCTCTCAAGTATAACAACTAAATGGAAATAAGATGACTTCCTTTAATAAGAAGTTTTTCAAGTTTCTTTCGATTATTACACTATTAAGTTATAGTTTATATGGAATTAATTCATATGCTGAAACTGCCATCGAAAGAGAAGCAAGGGAATATTCCCTCGGCGTTGGAGAAGTAATCCAGGACATCAAAGATGATGCCCAAGAACAACAACGTAAAGTAACACAACAAAGAATCCAGACACAAAATATTCGTCTGGCAAACAACAGAGAATTGAAGTGCCTAGCAGATAACATTTACTATGAGGCTGGTAATCAGTCGACCAGAGGTAAATTGGCGGTCGCTGCGGTCACTATCAATAGGGTAAATAGCCCCAAGTTTCCTAAATCCGTATGCTCCGTTGTATACCAGAGAACAAAACGTGTGTGTCAGTTCTCATGGGTATGCGAAGGAAAGAAGAGTGTCCGCAGTGCGCAACAATATGCTGAGTCAAAGAAAGTTGCTGAGAAGGTATTGTTCGCTGGGGCTAATCATGGCGTATTAGGAAAAAATGTTCTATTCTATCATGCCGACTATGTAAGTCCAGGTTGGAATCTTCGTAGAGTAGCTAAAATTGGTGATCATATATTTTATGCAGGATAAAGAATGGGTAAGAGAAGTAACTTTGAACATCGTAAGAACGACTTCTATCCGACTCCGTTGGATGCAGTAAAGCCTCTCTTACCCTTTCTTCCCTCGGAGTTTACCTTCGCTGAGCCTTGTGCTGGCGATGGTAGACTCTGTAGGCATATCGACACCTTAACAGATAGTAATGCAGTAGCTACTTTGGTTTCTGATATTGATCCTAAAGACCCGTCTATTGAAAAATATGATGCATTAACTGTTGACATTCCCGCAAATACCAGCTATATTATAACTAATCCGCCTTGGTCGCGATGGATACTTCATCCATTGATTGACAGGTTTGCTAGTATTCGTCCTACATGGCTTCTCTTTGATGCTGATTGGATGCATACTAAACAAGCAATACCCTATCTACAATATTGTAGTAAGGTTGTGGCCATAGGTAGAGTAAAGTGGATTGAAGATAGTAAGTTTACTGGCAAGGACAATGCTTGTTGGTATCTTTTTGATAAAAATGAAATGAGTGGAACACAATTTTATGGTCGAGGATTTTCAAGTGGTAGATGAAGTCAGCAACGAATTTCTGATTACGAAGAAGTTTAGAACTTCTACTGAGTTTTCTCAATTTATTGAGAAGCAAGCATCGACAACAGGTCTACCGTGTATGGACTTGCTAGTTGATTATTGCGTGAAGAATGATATTGAAATGGAATCGGCATCGGTTCTATTGACAACTTCACTTAAGGAAAAGATTCGTGCGGAAGCAGAAGAACTAAATATGTTGAAGCGCAAGGATGGAAAGCTACCCTTCTAATGGACTCTTTCGAAGTTTATCGTGTCTACATGTCACTCAAACTTCATTTTACTTCTGATGATTACGATATCACAAAAACGAAATCGGGTGTCAGGTGTAAGAGAGAAACATTTCTTAAACGTAAGGATGTTCTATTGTTTCGCAAGCTGGCCAAACGATTTACCTTTACTGAGATGGTAGATTATTTCGTTGCTAACTTTGTCAATGGACATAATGGTTTATTTGATGCCGAAAGTGATGACGTATATCGGGACTGGAAGGCTAGAAAAGAGAAGTTGACATATCTGTTCACGCAAGATATCTCTACACTTATGTTAGAGGCCGAAAAAGCAAATGTTGATCCATTGATTAGTGATGGTCAACATCCCTTAGCATTAAAACTATACCTTGGTAAAAAAATTAGTCTTGAAACCCTAATTATTCTTGACAAATTGTTTAATTTCGTGTATAGTAATAATACTGTGTTAGCAAATGATTTTATATGGAAAGATGTATCTCGTTTGATAACAAAGTACCGCGTCTTTGTCAAGTTTGATAAAGACAAATTCTCTCAACTATGGATCAAGGAGAAAGGCCAAGTGGTCTGTTAAATGAGTCATTCTAAGCGTAGAGACTTCGATTACGAACCTCGTGTCAAAGAAGTTCGTAAAGGTGTGGACAAATCCAGTAAGCACCGCAAAAACCTGTATAAATACTCTGGTAGTCAAGAAGAAGATTTCGATGACTATGATGATTATGATACACAACGCAAATATTAACGCAATACAACGCAATATAACGCAAAGTAAGGAATACAAATATGTCTTTTAATTCTCTCTCGGAACTCCGTAAGAACCGTGGCAACTTCGACTCACTTATGAAAGAAGTCGAAAAGATTGCAAATCCCACAAACGAAAAGCGCGGCGATGATGATCGCCTCTGGAAGCCTTCAGTAGATAAGGCTGGCAATGGCCAGGCGGTTCTTCGTTTTCTTCCTGCTCCTCCAGGCGAAGAACTTCCCTGGGTTCGCGTGTATGACCACGGCTTTCAAGGTCCGACCGGAAAGTGGTACATCGAAAACTCGTTGACCACTATTAACAAGCCAGATCCTCTTGGCGAACTCAATTCAGAACTCTGGAATTCGGGTATCGAAGCCAATAAGGAAATCGCTCGTAAGCAGAAGCGCCGCTTGTCTTATATCTCTAACGTTCTTGTTGTTAAGGACCCATCGAACCCTGAGAACGAAGGTAAAGTCTTTCTCTATAAGTATGGTAAGAAGATTTTCGACAAGATTAAGGACGTAATGCAGCCTACCTTTGAAGATGAGAAGCCGGTTAATCCGTTTGATCTTTGGGAAGGTGCCAACTTCAAGCTCCGTATTCGTCAGGTAGAAGGCTATCGTAACTACGATAAGTCAGAATTTGATGGTAATACGCCACTTGATGAAAATGAGGATAAGCTAGAAGCAATCTGGAAGCAGACGCATTCACTTGCCGCTTTTCTTGATCCCTCAAACTTCAAGTCTTATGATGAACTCAAGACCAAGCTGAATACTGTTCTTGGTAGTGGTACTCGTGTGCCTACCGCAGAGAAGGTAAATCCGCTTGATGCAGAGGATGAACTCTTCGTTGAAACCAAGATGAAGACGGCTGCTAAGGCAACCGAAGAAACTCCACCTTGGAATGATGAAAAGAGTGATGATAATATGAGTTACTTCGCAAGTCTTGCGGACGACTAAAAGAGAAAGGGGCGCTCTAGAGCGCCCCTTTTTTATGCCATTGCTCGTTTTAGAGCAAATCTCATCCAACTACTCTCATCATCTCTAACATAAGTTTTAGTATTTGGTACCGGGGAGCTTTCGGATGCACCGCCACCTCCACCACCTTGATTGATTATTGTTGGAGGAGGAACATTCACTTTCATCTGGTCTTTGGCTTGTTCCGACCCCTTTTCTAAGATGCCACTATCAGGATTTTGGCCTGATTGAACTTTAGCTTCTTCTCCGCCACCGCTCATGTAATCATAAGCCTTCTTTGCACCAACAGCGGCAAGGCCGACTCCACCTAAACCAACCGCAGTCATTAGTGGATTTCTTTTCATAAATCCAGCTGCTTTGCTGAATATGCCGCCGCCTGGCTTACCCTGGACTTTAGCTGTTTGTTTTGGTTGTGCTGTCGCTTTCGGCGCTTGCCCACTTTGTGCGGCTTCTGCGGCACGTGTTTCTGGTGTGCCACCTAAGGCTCCCATATCTCTAGCAGCCAGTGCAGCATCTAATCCAACAGAAGCCGCTGTTCCCACGCCAGGAATAGTTCCCGCTGCACCCGATGCCAATTCTAGGCCTGCACCTGTCCAGTCACCAGCCATTGCTCTCTGTGCAGCAAATACACCACCAGCAACAAGACCAACTCCTGGAATTTTCTTTAATAGCGATTTGCCAACTGCTTTCGCGCCTACTTTAGCTACACCCTTTGCAGCAACTTTTTCGCCAGCTTTAACTGCACCCTTTTCACCCGCTTTAGTAGCAGCCTTTTCACCAGCTTTAGTGGCAGACTTTGGTGTATCTCCTGGTGTAGGAGCAAGTTCGGCTGCGGTCATTGCAGCGTTGCCAGCAATATTTGTTGTATTATTGGTAGTAGTATTTTCTACCAAGTTTTCACCACCATCATTATCGTTACCCGCAATCATCGAACCCATGCCGATAGCACCAGCACCTAACGCCAATGCACCGAGTAAACCTCTGCCTCTTCCCGGTGTTCTACCAGGAGAAACTGCAGGCGCTCTTCTGACAAATCTACCCTTGGCGTCTCTCGGTTGACTTCTAGCTCTTTCCGATCTAGACTTCTTGGTCCCATCCGGCGCATTAGGAATATTTCCGCCACGATTTCTACGACTAGGTAAATCGATATCAATTGCGGGTCCGCCGCCACCTGGTCCACCATCTGAACCACCAGAACTCTCAAGTGATTGTGCAATCTTTTCTATTGTATCTTTTATTGCAGAGAATAATTCATTTGCTTCTTTGAATGTGTCAGAGATTTCATCCAACTTTTTTGTATTTTCTTGGATAGCATCTACAACTGGACTCTCTGACATTCCAGCCGAGTCTTCTTGAAGTTCGCTTGTAGGTTGTGCTACATTAGATTCGATGCCAGCCGCTACTGCTCCTGTAGTTGGTTTATCTGGTAGAATAACGGATGCGCTCTTTTTCTCATCGTAATCTTTTTGAAGTTCTGCATTAATAGTATCTTTTGATACCGGTTTACCCTCTCTACGATATGATATATCTTTTTCAGAAGCAGGCGCTATTCCTCTATCGGCCAGTAGTTTCTTTTGTTCTGTAGTAAGATCAGTTAATTTTTCCGCTTCTTGGGCCAAGCCCATACTATCTCTAGCTTCGGCTCTTTTCTTTTTATCAGAAGTGAACAGATCATATCTCATATCACCAGGCTTTCCGGTGAAGACTCTTTTTGCACCTTCAAGCTGAGTTTTTACAAATCCTTTTGAAATTGCAGTACCCGTTGTCGTGTCTTTGCCACTGACGGCACGCTTCAAGCGATTTCTAAATGTGTCTTCTTTTCCTTTAAGACCCATATCATTCGCTTGAAAATATTGCTCTTTAGCTGCCTTCCCGGCATTCGCAAATCTAGTTGCGGCGTCTGTATTACCTGAAGCCTCTGCTACGCCTTGTCCTTTTTTAGCAAGCGCAAGTACCTCTTTGATACCTTTATTGAAACCTTCTAAGTTCTTCTCAGTTAACTTGCCAATTTCTTTGACAAGATCGGTCAGCATTTTACGTTCTTCGTCGGTATACTGTTCTAAGTCTTTGCTTATGTTTTCTGTGGCAGCCGATAAAATCTTAGCCGCTTTTTCACCATCAACGGTTGTTACCGAAAGAGGATTTGTAGTTTCCTTAATCTTTTCTAATTGAGTTTCTTTTCCGACACCAGAACCGGACGAACTTAATAGTTTTTTGATGTCTTTTGCTTGACCTATAACTTCATCCAGACGGTCGATAACAGGATCGGGCCCATTACCGGGGGTCTTCTGTAGTCTATCTGTTAGTCCTTGTAAATTACTGGCCATTGATTAAAAATCCTGTTGGTTCTTTTCTGCTTTTTTCTTCAAATGAGTCATCAACAATCCTATGTAAACTTCCCTTTCCCATGGCATCATATTTTCAAGTTCTGACAGACTATATTTGTGTTCTTGCATTAAAATAAAGTTTGTCTTATAATGATTCATCAAATTATCATGAGAAAGGGTTATTCGAAAAAATTTTCTACACCGTCTATTAATACCGTATTTTCTGTGTCACATTTCACGCAAGTATAATCAATTGTCTTTTCCAATCGAGGCGATGTCTGGAAAAACTCAACAATCTTCTCGAATTGTTGAGTAGAAAGACTGTTAATAAACGTTTCAACTTCTTCCTTGCCTTCTTCTGCCGCGTCATAGATTTCGTCATTATCAAAAATCTTTTCTACACATGACATAACAAGATCGAATGCCGGGGTTTCATCATCCACCAAAATCTCTGCTTTTGGATACTTCATAAACACACCCACATTGTCTGAAAGCATTATCTTATTACTATGATTTTCAGGAAAATCTACAGTAAGAGAATTCAAATCTAATGTGGTTTCAGTCTTATGTCCGCATTCACCGCAAATCAAAACGAAATCTGTGATATTGCCAATAGACTGTGAACGCAATTGAATAAAAGCATATTGTAGATCGAAAAACGGCAACTCTCTACCGTTTACATTTCCACCAGAACAAGAGGTCACAATGTCTTGCATGGCCTTTATCATTTCCTTTGGATCATTTGATTCTTGAGCCAAAATAAGTATCTTTTCTTCTTTCACAAGAAAGGGACGAAACTCAATTTCATTTGGTAAAGAATGTAACTTTACTCTGAAAGTTGGAGTAGTCATAATCGGCAACGGCATAATTTAGTCCTTCATTAATTAAACTGGTATTACAAACCATCTTTTATATGTAAACGTCACTGGCAATCTAACGGGCTGTGTATTGCTGTTAGACATCTGAATGGGTGCAATCGATCTGGGAAACACATCTTCTAATTCCCATTTAGCAACAACTTCATCTTTATTATTCAATGCAGTTACTATCATGCCTCCATAATATTTGTTTGGAAAAGCAATTTCTCTGGTTCTTTTACTGATAATTCCGCGCATCCAATCTCCGAAAAAGTCTTTTGCTGCCCATGTCACATCAACTAAAAACGTAAAGGTAATTGAGTCTCCACCAAAATCAATTGCACTGGCCCGTTGTTCATTTAAATTGTTGATTCTAACTGGTCTTGTTCCGAGAAGTATTCCTGGAATCATAGCATCTTCGACAAAGAGGGATAGATGATTGGCTGAACGACCTGCAGATGTTATGTGTGTGGCCATTTTTTGTCCACCGGGCACTCTTTTACCATCGTCGCCTTTCAGATCCGCTGGCGGAATTATTTGTACCTCAAATCTATGCGAACGAGCAAAATCTCTTTTTCTCGTCTCCGCGCGGAAATTTGCCAAGCTATTATGTGCTTGTTGCATTAAATTTTGCTCCTAGTGTCTCTGAAAACTGATTCTTTAGTTGCACCAACAAACGCTTCAACTGGTAAGAATATCGCTGCTTTCCAATCAACAGGATTAATTTTCATAAATTGCGATCTCACATGTGTAGTCAAATAATGTTTGATGCAAGGTTTAATTTCGGCTGCTGTTTGTAGACTATTTAAAAGATTATATGACAAGCGCATTTTGCTGGTTGGTGTAAGCGTCTTGGAATCCGCAAAGTTCATCAATTCACCCAAAACTTTTGCTCTTAACAGGTAAGGCAAATAGTGAACGTTAATGCCATAGAAACCGCCTTTAGCTGGACCGAACGGTAATACTAAAGGAAAAGTATCGTAAAACGGTAGTTCGTTTTTAAACTTCGGGTCATAGAAATACATATACATCGCACCAATCTCTACCTTACTGGTAAGACTGCCGATATCAGATTGCATCACTGTGTTTCCAGAAACTCTTGCGCCCACGAGGCTCTTAACGTTGCGCATATACCAGTCAATGGACTTCTGTCCATCTCCTACTTGCGCACGAAGTTTCTGAAAGGCGTTATTTGATGCCATTAACGGCCCTGACCTCTATACTTTTTAAAATTGCGGCGCTTATGCTTGTTCATCGTGCTTAGTTTGACTCCCTTGCGGCGAGGTGCAAATACTGCCTTTGTGTTTCCGGTTGCTTTAGCCATGGTATAAATCTCCTTAGTGTATATTTATGCTTTAATTCCAAGTTCTTTCTCAGTTAATATCATAAATTCCCAACCATTATCTTCGCAGAATTCAGTTGCATACTTCCACTTGGCTTGATTTACACCCCAAGTCATAACTTCATTTAGAAATTGTTTGGTCTTTCTCGCAGGAATTTTCGGCTGCTGAACAAATTTAGCAGGCTTTATTTCAATTAAGTATTTTTTTACTTTACCGCTACTCTCTTGGACTTTCATATAAAAATCTACAAAGTATCGATGAACTCTATTATCTTTGGGTGAAATATAAGGAATAGCCAGTTCTTCTGACCCCCATTCTAATACACTTGGATTACTATCGCACCATTTCATAAACTTTAGCTCCCAGCTAGAACGATATATAATTCTACCAGGATCACCAATATACTTCTTAGGATTTCGTATTTTGTAGAGACCTTTCATAGTCTCCTTTGTGTATGTCATATAAATAGTCCAAACCAAGCTCAATAGGATATTTATTAGAAATGGCAGAACAAACAAGAGCGCCGGCAAGTCCAACGCAGTCCTCTTCTTCTCCTTCTCCTGGAGGAAGATTTAATAGAGACACTTCGGGTATGGTCAACCCGTTTGATAAAGCAAACAAAGCGTCTAAGACATTTACGTATCCAGAAAGTTTAAACCCAGCCTTGGGGAAGGAAAACGAACATACTCACTGGATAGCTTTTTATCCTCTTGTTAGAGAAGGTACCAATGCGGCAAAAGCACTTGGTAGTAGAGGTACTATTTTTGAAACTTCAGGCCAACAAAGAGTCGATGCAGAACATGCAACAGCCGCTGGTGCTGCACTAGGTGGAAAACTTGCTGCCGAAACATTAGGTACTGCCGGTCTTGCAGGATTGAAGAGTATTATGGGCGCTAAAGGTGGGTTATCAAACTTCTTTAAATCTGGTGCGGCTGGAACAGCAGGCACTGTGGCAGCACTGGGTATAGCTGCCGGGGCTGCAGCCGGTGCGGCTCTTAATGGTATAGGCGCAAGAAGATTGATTATGGGATC